TACCACGTTTGAACCATAGGCTATAGACAAGAATTTTTCTATATTTGCTCTTACCATATTATAGTTTGGTTTTTTAGTAACACAATAATATTCTTTTCCAAACCCACCCATTTGTGCCCCATTAAGACCCAAATACTCACATAGTGATGAGTTAAGTTTTTTATCTAAGAAGTAGTTAAATATAGATGCTGATAAGATATAGTATGACTTAGACATCTTAAGAGATAGATAAACTCTTTTACCAGCCCTTTCTAAAGTAATATCTGTCAATGTAATTCCAGTTGAGTTACTTACTGATAGTTTACCTGGAGTGTATGTTAATAGTCTTTTTTGATTTTTAGATCCTTCGTGAATTACTTTATATCCTGAACGTGGAGTTATCTTTAATACTTTTTCTAGTTCGACTACTACATCTCCATGTCTTAAATCTTTTTTATTTACACCATTAAAATAGTTTTCAAGGTCAAGCTTAAGTTCTTTTTCAAAACCAACTCCTCCAGCACCTTTTTGGATGATTGGTTTAAATATAATATCTCCAACATGACCGGCAATTTCAAGGACATCTAAGCTTGAAGATTTACTTTTCTTAAACACACTCTTAAATTTTATGTTCTTAGCTTTAAGAGCCTTCTCTAGAATTACTTTGGTCTTTTCTCTATCTTTTGATTTAACTATAATGTCTTTTTTATCTGCAGTTACAGTAGCTTGGGATAGAGATTTTTTTATAAATGATATGATGTCCATTCGTTATTTATATAATAAAAAAGGCTACCGAAGTAGCCTCTTGTTAGAACTTAAATCCCGTAAACTCTTCAGTCGAGACCCGCTTACCAAAGTCCGACTTATCGAATACAGGTTTATCGTTTTGACCAGAATCTGAGATGTTATTTTGCGCAGATACTTCTACATCATATAGTTTCATCTTAGCTCGGTCAACGCCAATCACAAAGCGTTTATAATAACTTGGATCATTATAACGGTTCTTAAGTTGTTTAATCATGAGTTGGTTAAGTCCTTCAAGCTCCTCAGTGGAGATCAAAGCCAACATAAGATCAACTGTTGCTGGCAAACCAAAGGATTCGGATGTGTCCTCAAGACCTGGGTCGGAATTCGTAAAACCGGACCGAGTAGTCTGTGTGGCACTCACTATAGGTACATTATACTCAACTGCCAAACCCCTTAGTTCTTCAGCAATCGTCTTGACATAGGTATAACTGTTTACGTTAGCCCCATATCGAAGTCGTTGTGAACTACAAATATTTAGATAGTCGATATAGATGATGTCAGGAGAAAACTCTTGCTTAAGTTTTAACTCTTCAAGTAATGCCCTAAAGTGACCAGCATGGGCACCGGCCGTAGGATATTCTTTAATAGTTAACTTACCATGAGACTTCTTCCTGACCTTATCTAAACGACTATCAAAGATGGGTTTATCGACCACCTTTAATTCATCCATAGAAAGGTTCAATAAGTTTGCATCGATACGTTCTGCGATGCGTTCTTCTGCCATTTCCATAGTAATATACAACACGTTCTTGTTTGCTAGTAAGTTTGCTGCAGCACAGTGACACATGAATAATGATTTACCCACACCTGTACCTGCAAGGATGACGTTAAGAGTCTTATTACTTAGACCTCCTTTAGTGATCTTGTTCAACATATCAAGGTCGAACGGGATCTTTTCTTCTACGCGATGATAGAACTCATACCGTGAATCAGAATCGTCGAGATAATTGTGACCAACATGATTATCGAAACTAACGCCAAGAGCATCTGAAAGGAGAGCAGGGATTGCGTCGTCTTGTCGTTCTTTGTCCTTGCCTTCGATGATACCGATGGAATCGAGGATTGCGTTGTAGACTGCTTTCTTCTTACAAAAGGTTTCTGTTTCATTTAATAACCACTCCTCATTAGTGTCTTGTTTTGTTAAACCATCGATCAACTGCTGTTGATCTTTAAGATCTGTATCAGAGATGTCCTTACGATTGTTTACTTCGATCGCAAGGATCTCTTGTGTTACTGGTTTATTATAAGTCTCAAAGAACTTATTGATCTCTTCGAATACGATCGCTTCTTTGCGTTCAGAGAAGTATCTCTTCTTTAAGAATGGTAATACTTTACGACAGTACTCTTCGCTATGTACTAAGTTACTTAAGATTGTATTTTCAATTCTCATCAACACCACCCGAATAGATTAAATCATTGTTCTTTACACCGTCACTTAACATCTGCATGAGGGTGTCACCAATATAATTATCAAACTCTTTCTTATCAGAGTCTTCAACTATACCTTCAATTATATCATAGTTGTATTTTAAAGTACAGTTATCTTGTTCTACGTTCTCTTCAAGTTTAACTGCACCTAATACGATCTTGATACCAGCGTACTTACCATTAGTGTATTCTATTGAATACTGGTTAGTGCCGTAAGGTTCAGTCTCATATTGGATCTTATGCAACAATTTCATCGTCCTCGATAGAAGCTAGTTCAACATCGATGTCTTCATCTTTGATGATTGCGCCATGTGCGACTTGATACTTGTCTTTAACTGCATCTTGGAATGATTTATCCATTAGGATAGGCATCCAAAATTCTTTAGTATCTGTATCTTTGATTCTAAACTTATCACCGATCTCACCAGTCTCTTTGTTTACCCTAGCAAACCAACCAACAGATGGCTTAGTAACATGACCAGTTTCCAAAGCAATATCAAGCAACCCACTCCACTTGCTAATACCACCATCAAAAGAAACAGTAATAGGTATCTTTGACTTTTCACGGACATATCTTGATTTCTCCACGTTAATAATAAAGTTCCAACCAGTCAACTCTGTACCATCTTTATCTTGTTGACGACCAAGGATGTAGATGTTGTCTGCTGAATAGTATGAGCCTGTACCACCGCCAACTACTGGCTTAGAGTACATCTCCATAGTCATGTAAGTATGATTGACCACTACCATTGGAATATCTTTAAGCGTAAGGTGTGGTGTAACCATTCTAAACAATGACTTGATTTGTTTTGCTCTTGACATATCTGCTACAGACTTACCGTCAAGTGTATCTTCAACTTCTTTCTTAGAAGCTAAGTTACCAATAGAATCGATGATGATCATGATCTTGTCATCACGCTCGATACCTTGGATCTGCTTCATGATATCAAACTTAAGTTGTTCTACATCAGTTACTGGAGTATGTAGTACTCTTGTTTGGTCGATACCAAATGATTCAAAGTATGATTGAGGTGTACCAAACTCTGAATCATAAAACAATAGCACAGAGTCTGCATACTTGTCCATGTAAGACTTAGCCATCAATAATGAGAATGCTGTCTTAAAGTGTTTTGATGGACCTGCCCACATCGTTAGACCTGGAGTTAAACCTCCATCAAGTCTACCACTCAATGCAATGTTGATTGCTGGAATGGATGTAGGTATCATGTCCTTCTTTGTAAAAAACTTAGACTTGGATAATACTTCCGAGTCCTTGATCGTTGAGTTACTTCTAATCTTATCTAATAGTCCCATGATTTTCCTTTATTTTGTTCTTTTTGCAATTTCACGACTGATCTTACTTTTTTCTTTCTTTGTTGATGTCTTCTCAACTAATGCATTGAGTTGTGTTACATTAAGAGTTCTAAGTCTTGGTTTGCCACTCTTATATACCATTGGGTTGTTATGACGTCTTGACTTATGAACTTGTTTATTTCCGGGTTGTGCCATGATTACTCCTCATTGATTACGAATACTGCAATTCCAGCTTCAGCAAACATTGCTATGGACTTTTTCCATGAATCATTCCAATGTGGCCTAGCTTCTATACACTGTTTTGATACTACTACTCTTTTAATACCTACTTGAATGATACCCTTTGCACACTCAGAGCATGCTGGTAAACCATGAATGAATATAGTTGAACCATCTAATGATACACCTGAATACGTAGCATTATAGATAGCGTTCATCTCAGCATGAACTATGAGTGATAGCTTTATATCTCTATCATTTAATCTTTTAGAACTATCAGATATTCCACGTGGGAAACCATTATATCCTTGAGATAAGATTTGTCCCTTAGATCCAACTACCACTGCACCAACTTGAGTGTTAGGATCCTTTGACCATGTAGCTACTTCTTTAGCGAGTTTAAGGTATCGCTTATACCATTTATTAATCGCTGCCATCGATGAACTTAAAGTGCCTTTCATAAACATGAAGAGATGCTACGTTCCAATATATGTCACCTAGACCTAAAGTATCAAACTTACTGTCTGCGTGTCTTAAGTATTCCCATACTTCAAGTAATACATGCTTTTGCCATGCATAATCATTCTTATAACCAAACACTGCATCGTTTGATCTCATGTTAACCATAGCATGCAGTTTACAGTCTCTAATTAGATATTGGACTGTGTTAGTGCACATGAAGTCAGACATTCCATCAGTATTATAATCATCATGCATACTTGGTCGTGTATAGATCATAGTAGCTCTACGAGAACCTGGATTACGATGCAACTCATCTACAACGTTTGTAAACTGTGAACCATTTTGTTGTGAGTATACACACCAACCATAGTTTGAGTTGATACGACCTGATGTTGATGCGACCATCTTCCATATCTCTGGTGGGCCACCAGGAATATCATTGACGTTGAGTGACATAGATTTATACCATTCAAGTTCACGCTTAACATAGTCTTCATTCACTGTACCAAAGATTGCTGGTTGATTTGCAAAGAATGCTGCATTGATGATCTCGACGGTCTTGACACCAGTCTTATCAGTAACGAAATCACCCATCTTTAACTTCTCTTTAAAGATGTTTCTAATATTACTTACGCCATAGACTGTACTCATTTTGTCACCTTCTTAGGCTTATTAAAGATGTCTTTATCTGGATCTTGACCAGGAATTTGACCACGACAATATGCTACCACGAATGATGCATAGTTAATCATGTCAAGTGCAGAGTCTTCAACTGATTCATAGTTTGGTTGACCACCAGCTTCTTGTGCTTCTAATACAGATACCATTCTAAGGTATTTTGCTTTGATGATGTCAAGGATTGTCCATACACCATGCTCATAGTAGTCGGCTTGTTGTACCCGACTTGCAGCATTGTTATAGTCATTGCCTTTCTTTTCTTGGATATCGGCAGCTTCTAATAAGATGTTTGCCGAAGGTCTTGAATATTGCTTTGTCATAATATAACTCCCATGTTATAGATACATAATACCACAATTAATATATAAAGTAAAATTATTTTTACGGATTGAATGTGTTTAATTCCTTTAGCTGTTTAGCCTTTAACTTAGTAATAAGTACAAAGTTATTTTCCTCTGATGGTATGATGTATTGATTATTGTCCACATTATATGATTTGTGATTCTTTACTAGTAACATCTTACCTTCATATTCCTTATCATGAAATGATGGCGGAGTCCTAACAACTAGTATCAACCAATCACAAGCTTTTAATGCTGCTTCAGTATCACCGCGCTTACCTAATGTAAGACCAAATTGATTCTTAGTAACGTAACGAGATACAGTCTTTACTTGTACCTTCTTAGCATCACCAGTCTGTGGATCTACGATGAGCATATCCCATGAACCAAACCTATTGGGGTTCATGAGTACTAAGAATCCTATTGATTCAAAGTATTGCTTGACAAGCATCTCACCATACCAACCTTGGCGAAGCTTGTCTGTATCACACCATATTGGAAATTGAAAATCAGTCATAGATCTTTTCAAATGCACCGATATTATCTTTATGTGTTGGTGCAGTCCATCCTTCTGGCTTAATAAGATCTGGTAATCCTAATGGATTAGGGCGAGCTTCTTTGATACCCACTTCTTTGGAGATATTTGCAGCGTATACTCTGTTCCATGCCATCTCAGCATCGATACCAAATAGATCCAATGTACCGATAGCAAATACAGATAAGTCGATCAGCGCATCAACTGCATCATCACCATTTTTTGCTGCCTTAAGTTCGTCTAGTTCTTCTTGCAAACAACCAATACGGAATTCTAAGAACTCTGTAAGTTTATTTGCATCCATTTTTGACACGACTTCTCGCACACCGAACTTTGCGTGCATGTCGTTCATGTCTTTTACCCAATTTTGTGACATTTAGTTTTTCCTTTTTGTTAGGTGAATTAATAATTGGCAAGGTTTCCACTTGCAGTTCTTGTCTATTTCCTTCTTGCAAATCTGACATTTCATATTTAGGCGCCTTATAAGTTACATGAATTCTACATACTTTAGTGTTTTTAAATATATTAAAAATCCTACAATCTTTACCTACTGCATAACTGATGGCATGATCACTGATGCCTTTACCAGTAGTTCCATACGAAATTGCTGTTGCACCTGTGGTCACAGTATCTACAGTTTGATATGCACCGCCAACACCAAGTATTGCACATCCCTGTATGCTAACCAAAGAAAGACTCAAGAGAAGCTTTCTCTTCAGCATGCCATCCTAACGGTTCAATAACGATTTGTAATGCATCAAGGAATACCTTCTCGAACTGTAGATCATAGTTTATGTATTCATCCAATCCAAATTCTTTAGGTAACACATTGTTGAATGCGATAACATTCTCGTTGATCGGGTTTGGTGTCTTGAGATATACGAACTTAATCTTATTGCCATTAGTGATAGGTTCATACTTACGTGTGAGACCTTTCATCTTAAGGTAATGATTAAAGAGTAATGCGCCTCTTACTTGGATCGGTGTACCTTTCTTATAGATCGGTGTACCGCTGTATTCTTTTAAGGAAGAAACCGATCTAGGAAATGCGACATCAGCAACAGAGAGCGACGCGAATTTCGCCTTGAACTCGCGGACAAATGCCTGAAGCGATGCTTGATCCTGGTGCAAGATGACCTCCAATGCATCCTTGAGTTTCGTGCGGACGACTGCAGGTGTCGACGATTTGACCATTTCAAGGCCCATAACTTTAATCTTAGGTTTCGCATATTGTACTCCTTCGGAATTATGTACGTTTAGCACGTATCGTTTCTTGGCAACCCATATTGCTTTGTCTGCCAGCACTTCGCGTTTCATCTGCATCTTTTGTGCATAAGCATTCATGTATTCTGCAAGTTCTTGGTATCCACCATCGATGAATGGTTGTATGACTTGTTCGCAAGTTTTATCCATGAACTTGATCTTATCTTCAGTGGACTTACCTGCACATACCTTCTCGACTAGATCTTCAAGCGTTAGATAGATTGAGTCGGTATCGATAGCGATCACATAGTCTTTGTCTTCAGTCTTTAATGTCTTGTTCATGAAGCCATTAAGTTTGTTAGCCATCCATCGAATACTTAATTGACCTGATATGGTGATACCTTCTGCGATGCGTAGATCGTAATATCTAAAGTACTTATTACCGATCGCACCGTAAGCTGAGTTCAGTGCGATCTTCATGGCCATCTGTAGGTTCTTGAGGCGAGAGATGTCTTTGACTAACTGAGGATCTTTGTTATGTTCATACTCTTGTTCTGCCTTTAACATCTGTTTCTTGAACTTAGAACGATTGTTGTACATCTCTTCCATCAATGCAGGAAGGAATCCACGCTTATCTTTTGTATAACACCAACCATTACCAGATGTTGATAGACCGACTGGTACATTCATTGGTGTAGATGCTAATAGTTTATCCACGTTTGTATCGATACGAGTATCAGTCAATGTTTCAGGTGACATGTTATATTGCATGATAAGATGAGGATACAAAGAGTTTAAGTCGAACGATGCAACCCATTTATGAGGACCAGTTATTGGATCTTTGACGTATGCACCTTCGAATACCTCAGACTTACCGTTCTCTTCTTTGAGTGGGATAGTTATCTTACGTTCATACAAATAATTAAAGATGATGGCATCCCACATACGTACAGGAGAGAATACATCTTCATAGTTGATCTTAGAACTATAAGCTAGAGTGTAGACAAGTTCAATGAGCTTCATCTTATCTTCTAACATGTCAACCAGCTCAGTATCGTGGATGTTATAATCTACGAACGTCTTCCAATGGTTTGTGTAGAAGTCTTTAAAGTTATCTTCAGGATTCTCAAGCTTCTTCTTACCAAGTTCGACGCTTGCGATATAGTTTAATGCATATGATTCTTGATTTTGATATGTAAACTTCTTATATAGATCCATGTAATCTAATACAGATATGCCGACGAAGGTATATGATTGGATAGATGTACCACCACCTACATAAGCTTTCTTGTCGTTTACTATACCCCATGGTGACATGCGTTTGACATACTCGTCGCCTAGTACAAGGCGAATACGATTGACCAGATATGGGATATCAAAGCCGTTGATGTTCCAACCAGTGACCACATCAGGATAGTTGTTAGACCAAAATACAACGAACGTCTTGAGTAAGTCTGCTTCGTCTTTGCAAAACATGTACTTAACATCTTTACGATCAGTCATGTACGGACGAGAGCCAAACGTTACGATCTGTTTGTGATGATTATCCTTGATAGTGATGAGCAATACTTCTTCATTTGCTTCACTTATATTTGGGAATCCATTCTCAGTTGCAGTCTCGATGTCGATTGAGAATAGCTTGATAAGGTCCTTATCCCAGTTTATAACTTTAGGATAAGTCTCGGTGATGTACTGATATTGAAATTGTGTTTGACCGTAGAATGTAAAGCCTTCTACGTCTTTATAACGATCGACATATTCCATGCCTTCTTTGATTGATTCAAATTTAGTAGGAGATACTGGTGTGCCTTCTAATGTATGCCAATCAGAAGCTTCTTTGGCTGGTACAAATAATGTAGGACGATACGGCACCTTACTTTTGAATGCTTGACCGTTATTGACATAACGGAGCAATAGAGAATTGCCGTACTTGACTACGTTCGTATAGAATCTACTCATAATGTAATTATACCACAGGTACTATTTAAAGTACAATATTTTACCAATGTCTGATTATCCCAGCCACAATGAATATACATGTAGCTAAATTGATACCTGCGATTACTGTCCTAAATAATGCTACGGTGTCAGCTTCTCTATCACACTCAGATGCTTTCTCACCTAATGCTTTAGCCCATATTCTCCATAGGCCATGTTTCTTTTGATGTTGCTTGATAGATTCGTCGATACGTTTATCTAAGAGTCTATCATAATCATTAGTTGCCGGATCAAATCTCATTTTTTCACCTCTTGGCATAGTGGCAATTTTTCTCCAGTCCTATAGGCTAATTGAATAAGATGTTGTTCTAATCTATGTGCAGTTTCAACTTTCATACTTATAAGATCATTGGTTATTGGGCATGCGATAGATGATAATATTGGAGGAGATTTAAACGCGTATACAGTAAATTCCTGTATATTATTTTTTTTCATGTAGTTAATTATTTTCTCTGAAGTTTTATCCAAACCATCTCCGTGTTGTTTGTATTGTGTAGCACGATCATACCATCCAGCTGCTCCTGCAGCCTTACCAAATTTATATATCATTCCATCATGTATGAATGCATAAACAACATTACCCAATTCTACAAAATACTTTCTTTTAATTTTACCATTATTATTTTTAATATGAGTATCAAATAAAAGTTTATTTTTTTTTGGGCCCAATATAATCTTACCTAGCTCTATAGATTTTGATACGAACTTTTTAGTAAATCGATTCATTTTATACTCCCAGACGAATCTGCTTTATCTTTGTCTTCACGGATCTCCACAAAGATTGGGAGGAATAAACTCTCATCTTCGTGTTTGCTCCTAATACGAGCGTTGTACTTGACAGCCACCACTTTACCGAGGACATCTTGCTTCTTAATGTTTTTGCGATCTTCATCGTTAAATCCACTCCCGACTTTAACTTTAATAATACCATCCTCTGATTCACAGACGAGGGCCCCTAACATGTCTTCATACTTACCGGTGCCGTCTTCAACATCGACGATCTTCAAATCGCACTCTAACTCACCCTTAAATTTAATAAGGGATTTAGATCGCTTATTTTCCCAAGGAGCATGCATGTCCTTGAGGATAATTCCTTCTTCACCTTGATCATAATACTCTTTAAACTTTGCTTGTGCCTCTTCAATATTTTCTACGATGAAGTTAGGCACTATACTAATCTTATCTGCTTCTTTAAGTCTTACAAATCTTAGTTTATATGGTGTAGGGCATTCACCTGAAGTAAAGTACATATATGGAATATGATCCCATATTGTAGCATGTACCATCGCTGCCTCAGTATCCGAGATAGTACCCTTCACTGCTTTATTTAGGATACCGTTACCAGTCTGTCTGTTTAGGATACCGCCATCATCTTTGACTATGAGTTCACCATCAAAGACGACATCCATACCGTTTGCAAGTTCTACGAATTCTTTTTCAAGGTTTCCTAACAAGTCGATCGTCTTACCGTTGCGAGACTTGAATTCACATTGACCATCGCGAACGACAGCATTGAATCGCATGCCATCGAGTTTTAATTGGACCATAGCTGGCCATTGGATCTTATCAACTAGCTTCTGTTCATACTGTGACGCTAACATACATGGATAGTCTACGATCAAGCCAAGCCATACATCGTTGGCTGTCGCAGTAGATACACCACATTTCAGGTCCTTCGCTATGATGCGTTCAAGCACCTTAGCATTTTTCGGAGAGAGTGAAGTAAGGACCTGAGTGAGGTGTTCTATAGCAGCATTACCAGTTACGATACGGCTGCTTAACTCAAACAGTTGATCCATTGCTTGCATAAGGCATTCACTCCCAGTTGCCTCATACTTTGGAATCTTGCGAATATAAAATTGTGTAAACGGATCTAGTGCCAGTCGGACAACTTCACGTAAGACTTGATTATCTTTATGCTCTGTGAGCTTATCGATCTTATAGTTACGCGAAGGGTTTGCTGCAAGATCCTCTAAAATATCAAATACTTCTGACACCTTATCTCCTGTAGATGTACACATCAAGCTTAGTTGCGTTTTTAATACCACCTACGATATTTCCTGCCCAATCATATGAGACTGGGCGGAATGAACCACGATGGAAGTATCCACCAGGTGTTGGCATCTTAACTAGTGGTTTACGACCACGAAGCACAACACGTTTCTTATTAGTACGATTTTCGTTTGTGATTGCTACAGCTTGCTTGATGATGCTTAACTTTTCCATATCAGCAGCTGAATTGACATCGACTGTCATTACATAACTTTTAGATGTTCTCATCTTAACACCTCCGCACAACCAGCAGGGATACGGCGATTGATGCGACGGATTTTTTCCATCGTTTCGCTTAGGACTTTTTTAAGGTTTGTGGGTTGTTGAACTGAAGCAATGGCTTTTTCGATATCCATTGCAAATAGAACTAATTCTGTTCTACGATTAAACTTAGCAGCATGTTCTGCTGGGACTAAGTACTTTTCACCGAACTGACTAACTATTACTTTTTGCATTATTCTCTCTCCTTAATAATATAAGACCATTATATCCTAAATTAGGATTAATGTACATAGGGGAGCTAAAAATAAATTGCTATATGGATCAATAACTTGCATAATATATAAGCCTTTGATTACATTGGACTATTATCTGGGTGCTGTCCGGGAACGCCCAGGACAGCGATTACTATAGGTTATATCGTACTATTAAGCGCAGTCTGAAAGTGATTCCATCCAACGCTTGCTGCATTCCTTGTCTTTAGAAGGACAGGGATAGTCTTCAGCTGTCTCAGCTTTGACTTGTTTTGCCTCAAATACTGTCGTGATCTTTTCATCGACGACGATCACTTCGTCTTTTTGTTTGAATTCCATAGCTTTACCTTTTGGGTTATTGTTCATTTAGGATTGTGTCCTTATATTATTTATATGTTTGTATAGTTTCATCTGCATAGAGAAACGCCGTGGTTCACGATCAGGGTTTGCTAATCCATCACCATAGAATTCATAGAGCTGTTTCCATAGCTCTTCATAGTTGACTACGTCTAATCCCATAGCGCTGTGTAATATTTTCCAAATAGCTTTAGACCATTTTGTATACGTGCCCAGTGTTTATCATGACCCTTCTTATCAAATTTTAATGTATGTTTAGGTCCGTGTTTTAGTTCGTAATGTCCATCAGGTAACTTAACCCACTTGTTATCAACTTTACCTGTCCAGAACGGAGCAGCCCAATCATCTTTACTTAACTCTGTAAACGACCATATCATCTGATCCATCACATAGTCCCAACGTTTAAAGTAGTTCTTATCAGTCTCACCATTCTTCGATTGAACCTTACGTTTATCTCGTAACTCAGGTGGTACGTCTTCATTATCTACATGAGGTGCGCCGTGCTTATCCTTCTTAAGTTGTTTAAGCATAGGTAAGATGATACGCGTAAGTGTGGTATCCATAGACCAAGTATCCCATGGATCGATCTTAACGTAACGAATATCTTTGTTAAAGAACTGACGTATGTCAAATAGAGTAGAGCAAATCCAACCAAGTTTTGTATACTTGATGATGTTCTCGACTAATGGTTCATCATAATCGATCTCGCGCCAGAAGATTACCTTCTCAATGATGGTGTAAGGAGATATCCAATTATCTTTTGGTTTGTTCATATATATTTTCATAACATACTCCTTACCTTTTTAAATACTTCTCGTCTATCGCTAAATTTAACTTTGCCTTGTATTTCAACAGGACTAAAAAATGCAGTCCATCCGTGGTTAGCATGAAATGTTCCTGTAACTTTTTTACCGTTAATAGTATCAAAATAAATCCAAGGATAATTAGCCGCAAAGGTTACATCTATGCCCAATTTATTGAGTCTACGCACAAATGTTTTTATTTGGTATTCATTCATTAGTGCACCGTAGGAATGGTTAGTTCCGCTGTTAAGTTCCAGTCCTCGACCTTTGCACCGCGTGGTACATCGATCCCCTCAATGATTGCTTTCTCTACGAACGCCATCAGTAACTTATTATAAAGTTCGTCAGGTATCTCGTTGATGTCTAGTTTGATAATCATCCTGGACCTCCATAAGATGTATGACTGCAATCATCATCTAACATCGCGTCAATTACTACATACATTCCATAAGCTGGTACTAGCATGAATAACCATGCCATAATTTTAGCATACAACAAGTCGTGGGTTATACCGTATCCAAATGCAAATGATCCGCCAAACATTCCTGCTGTTATTAATGCGGCTTTGATTTTTCTTTTAGTTTTCTTTTTCACTTATACCTCCACATATTTTAATTTAAAAGATCCGTGCTGGTTTTCTTTTGGATATCCACGGGGATTACATACAATGCGTGTTATGCCAATAGTATAGTCAAACTCGTCGTGTGTATGTCCATGTACCCATAGCTTAATATTATCAGCTAATTCCATCATATAATCTAAATTGTTATGAAATGCTCCGTTCATAAGCTCATCATGGTTATATTTAGGATGTATGCTTTTATGAGATGGACTATGATGAGTCACAACAATAGAATCTTTGCTATTACTTAACACGTGTTTAATATACTGTAAACTCTTGTGGTGTTCCTTTACAGACTGTTCAGGAGTGTATTTAGTATAGTTTACTCCATCAAAGTACTTAACGATCTTAAAATCAGGCATGGCAAACTGAGCTGCGTTCATCGTCAACGGATCCTCGTCATTCATATTAGTCCATAGTGTAGATCCAATAAACACCTTGCCGTCATACTCAAACGTCTCGTTGTCTAACACATGAATGTTATCGTAATGAGCTAATTTTCTCTTAAGATCCAAAACAGTATAGTTAAGCTGATAGTTGTAGTGTTCATGATTACCAACCACATAGATCACGTGTTTAAACTGTTCTGAGCAGTTCTTAAAGAATTCGCCGTATGACTTCTCCATCTCAGGCCGAGAATGGAAATGCTTCACCGTACATATATCTCCAGCAAGTATAAGCACATCCGCGTTCTCAGTGTTATTGAGAAGGATGTCTTGAAACTCCAAATGTAGATCTGATGCGATCGCTAACTTCATTTTTTATCTTTAAATTATTCCTAAGTTATGTAGTAATAAGAATAGCACCACAAAGAAGCCTACGATCCACCAGTTGATACCTTCAGCAGGTTTTTTATGTTCGATAAACTGAGGTTGGTATTCGCCCCATCCAATATCTCTAGTACTGTTTGGAAAATGATACTGTCTTGGATCACGATTGTAGTCATGATATCCACCCCAATTATCTGTACGTCTGTCTTTTTCTGGCATCATATGCTCCTTACTATTATATTATTGACATTTTTACCGATATCAGTCGGCATCGTTAAATCTATATTAAATCTCATGGCTTCATTTTCATAAACTATGATAGCTGGTTGATCAAAGGTTCGTGTTACGCCCCATATAGATCTTTTTTGTTCTCCAGCTTGAACCCATTCATACATAATATTGTTTTGTACATCAACACTAGTTTTATATATTTGTTTTCCATTTAGGTCGTAAGCTGCTACTTCGACTTTCATTTGATTATAAGGCATATTATTAAAACCACCTGCGATATTATAACATGTTACATCACTACTAGTCCTACGATCAGATAAACATATCATGGGGTCTTGAGACCTTTGATGATTTTCTTGAGTACTCGTATATATTAAAGATCCCAGTATTCCTAAATACTGATTAGTAGTTATAGCCTTATTTAGTAAACCCGCTGCCATCTTATCTCTAGTGTCAGTATGAGTATTACCTTTATCATCTATTAAACTATGAAAAGATTTAATGTCTGATATCCATTTTGGTTGCCACTGCACATGAGTATTGATCTTAAAAGATACATGAGACCCTTGAGGGATAGCTTGTACTTGTGTTGGCTTTACGTAAAAAGCTTTCTTAGGATCATCTAAGTATTTTATTATGTTTAATTTACTATTAAAGTTATTAATATTGGCGTTAAGCTTAACTTGATCTATAGCAGACGAGTTATCTACAAATATCTTATTATTTTTGATAACATCGACGTCAGCTTCTATTGTGACTTGACCTTGTCTTTGATCAAGTACTTTGTAAGACTTAATGACTCCACCATTATACTGTTTAATCTGTTCAAATACTGATTCGTTAGATCTCCATACAGTATCCGATATAATAAAAGTACCTGCGACTTTTTCCAGTGCAGCTATCTTTGCATTCTTAAGTGCACCCTCATAGCTATCACCATACCCAGTCACAGTAACGACTTCGGCATTGACTTGAAAAGCTATAGCTAATGCGACTAGAAGCGCTTTATTTTTTATCTTGAGACGCATTGGCAGCAGCCTCTTGTACGTAATCTACACCAGCATTAACTTTTGTTACTGCTCCGCTAATGCCTATGGTGGCAACGTACCAACCTAATACAATACCTGCTATAAATTGAATCATTATACACCGTCCATTTGGTTTCTGATCTTACGTGAAGCATTGATAGACTTTTTAGAAACCCTAATCGTTACAGCAACCATGTTTACATCTGAGTCTATTTTACGATCAACTATCATAGTACCTTTTAAGATACCACTAGCAGATTGGCTAATAGTCTCTTTAACTGTTTGTGCTACTTTATTTGCACGATTACGTTTTTCTAAGTTTTCAGAAGCAGTTTCAGTCTTATCTATACCTACCATTTCACCTAATGCATCTAAACTCTGTGTAGGTTTTTTAACATCGCTAGTATTACCGCTGATAGTATCATCTAACACAACTTTAGATATTGAGTCAGTAAACTTGTCAGACTTAACTGATGAGCTTAAGAACTCTGTAAGGTTTCGTTGTGCTCTCATGTTTGCAACCATGAATGCCTCTTCACGAGAATTTGCATGATTGAAATTTAATGGAGCAGTACCTGTAGATTCAAGTGTTAACCATTCTTCGCCGTTTTCGTCGAATTCAAGTTTCACATGACCGTACATCTCCAAGAATTTAACTTCTTGTTTTTTAATGTCAGGTTTAGCTTCTAACGGATTAGTAATAGTTGCAATTTTAGGATTAGAACTACATCCCACAACTAATAATAATGACGCTAAAATAACTGATATTTTTTTAGCTTTCATTTAGTTTCTCCTCATTTTTGAAATGTTTATTGCATCTTCTGCCGAAAAAATAGGTACGGCGTTAGATTTGTGTAACTGACCGATGCCGATCATGGCATCGCCAGTGTATTGTTGAACTGGTTTTTTAGCAGCTATGCCTTGCCCAGCATCCACGCTAGGAATATGGTCGGTGCGGCGGCTAGGATCAACCACAGTACGTGGATGATCAGTTGGGCCCACCCAGGAAGATTTTTGTACAACTTTTCTAGTTGGTTTAATATCATATTTTTTCAATAAAGCTTGCCATGAAGCTTTTTGTGCCCGTTGCTTGGCGTTTGGCTTTTTAGGCTTGCGCTTAGGTATATAAGGATGAATTATCATATACGCCCATTATATCAAATAAATTAATTAAAGTACACCGGTTATGCTAACTCGTTTTGAGTCTCGCGAAATGTTTCAAGAGCATCAAATACTCGAGTTGACTCACTTGAGTAGATGATCCAGTTACCATACTCTTGACGAGCGAAGTCATTGACGTATTCAAATCCACCATAATATTTAGAACTACGATCGTCAACTTTATTGATGATGATATAATCAAAGCCATCTGTGTAAGCATAGCCAAAAGATCTGCGATCTAAACCAAAAGCTTCTGGTTCAGCTTTAGTATAATCAGAACCATTGAGCATAATCTCAAAGTCACGATCAAATTTATTTAATAAGTTATACATAATTAATCTCTCCGTTATCAATTTATATAACCATTATACCAAATAAGCTATTTAATGTACATAGTTAAATAGCTATATAAATCAATAACTTATGAAAAGAATGATTCTAGTCCGCCGGGGATTGGCTTGGGAGCATTCCAATCAGCTCCAGTCCAATAGGGGTATGACGCCCGGGACAAGTGGACAGACTTTGGCTTCTCCATCTTCTCAAAGTCTAGTTCGCCCTTAGAGTTCAATAGACCTGAGGTCCATTCATATACCTCATGATGGTCTTTGATGTATTGGTTGAATAGTTTACGACGACCTTCACGTTCATCCCATGTACCATAGAACGGTGTACCTTTATAATAGCCAGTCTTTGGTAATACACGTGATTCATTCTCAATAGGTAATAGTTCCCATATCGTAACGTGTGCTCCATATACCGTGCTAATCCTTACACATTCTTCTACATACCTCTTAGCGAGGTCTAGTGTATGTTCTTCAGGAAATCTCATGAGATGATGACGTACATCGATGTTACCAAAGTATGTCTCGATCGCAGTGTATTCTCCGACTGGTATGAATGACTCGAACCCCATCTTTAATGCGCCATGTAATGTCTTAAATGGTGTAGACACATTCATCCACCCTGGACGATACATACATATTGCGTGTGAATCTCCTATAGCAATCTTAGGATACTTCTTAGCGAGATTAGGATCAAGCGTCTTAGCTTGCTTTTGTATTAGTTCAAGGTTACCCCAATTGATTTGTAACCAATCTTTGTTTAGCTTCTTGCCTTCCTTACGTGCTTTATCTACACGTGGATATAACATACTATGATAATCAGGCATGTCGATAGCAAGTGACCATACTTCACCGTTGAAGTTAGATAGTGCTATGATGTACTCGATGTTTGCATAGTTCTCTAACCCACCGAATAGGTTGAGTGATCCACCCCAGTCGTTACCATGATAGAGAGCAACTATATCATATTCATTATAGTCGTATAGTTGTTTACCAGTCATGTGTACAGTCACATCGTGTCCTGCATTCCTTAATTGGTCTGCATAGATTATGCCTTGTGCGGCTTTATGCGAGTGTATCTTATTGGAAACTGGCGAGAGTGGCTGTGTTAGTAATACTTTCATCTTTTTTCCATTTTCTATATGAGTCTGTCTTATCTATGATACTATAATCGTTTAATACTGGATCTGTGCCTACGTTCCACATGAGGATGTTTCGTCCAGTGTTTTTAGGTATGTACTTCCAAACCTTAGCATCGTATGTTCGCACTGTTGGGAATGGTGGTAAGTTCTCTAGTTTTTCTGGTGTTGCAAATTCTAATGGCTCTGATATAAACTCTGCACGGCCTAACTCTCCAGCTTGTAAGTTACGGGCTACTGCGACTGAATGAAACTTAGCATTTGGCCATGCTATCTGTAATGCTCGTGATAGTACACCAGTACTTATAGCTACATACACTTCATCTGGTTCAGGGATGCGTGATGCAGCATACACGATACCTGCAGTTGCTAGTTCATGCTTCAAACCAAGTGGGATGAACGCATAACCATTTTCCTCAGCGTATTTTTTAGCAGCGAGGTTTAGGTTAGGCATCGCTGCTATCCGTTCAAAGTGTACCTCTGCTCCACGTTCAATACAACATGCTTGATGTTGTGATATCTGTTTGGATGATGGCATAAACAACACGATCTTTTTACCATGTATCTTTGCTACATCACATAGAGATACGCCAGCAAGTCCGACTCTTGGTTGCACATAAACTAATGTATCGTTTGGGATCTTGGCTGCAAGCAGATCACCAGCTCTTGTCTTTGTACCTACAATCAAGTCATCTCTAACGACTCGTACACCTTCGTGTTCGATGACAACCGGATCCGGATTGTATGGTGTCCATCCTTCAGTTAAAGATAAGTAGTATGCTTTGGCCTCGGGCCATGTCATCATGCCTACTTCTTTGTTTACACCTTCAACGAACGTTCTCATTCTTTTCTCAAGCTAAAGGTTTCAGGGAATATCCAATTATATGGTATACGTTTTGTAGGTGATTTAACACCGTGAGATATAGCGATATGTTTATAGAAGAAACAAGTCTTATCTTCTATGTTTAACATCTTCTGTTCTCTCATTGGATTACGTGGATCATCTCTTAACTGATGCATCTGTGCTAACCATAACTCTGCGTTCTTGTTCTTAGGTATGAACTGACCATCTGCATCGATCTCATATGATACTTTACCATTTAGGTTAACACCAAATAGCTGTGCCATCCCATCAAAGTGTCCTGTTCCACCGAACAATACTGACTCAGGATCTACGATGTCTGGATATGCCATAGCCATGTATCGTGCAGTGTTCTTGCATGGATACAGTGGACTTCTAAAATTTTGTTCTGTCTTAAAGTATGACTCTAATAGTTTAGCATACTCCATCATGGTGAATGGTCGACCAAGCATGTGTCTACGTTTTTCTAATACTTCCCACATTGCCTCAGCTGCTTTTTTAGGACCATCGATCAACCAATCTTTAACTAATGTGTTCTTAGGATAGTAGATTTGGAATAGATCGTTACGTGCATGTCTGTTCTCTTTAAAATGTTCTCTTAGATTCTCTGGACCCTGATACATCAACCGAGTTAGTGTACCCCAGTGTTCGTTACTAAATGAGAACGTAAGTGTATACCATAATCTTAATTTAGGATCTGTGACCTTCTTCATGATATCACAGAATGGATGTTCATGCCAATGGAGTCTATGTGAGAAGATCTGATAGTCTTCAGCTAACAATTGGTCTCTACGCAGATCAAACTCTTGACAAAACTCGAAGAACTTATCTAATCTTTTTTCGAGTGGCCAATCCTTCATCCAAGATTCTGTAGGCTTACCATCTTTTAATACTACAAGACTTGTACCTTTATAGGTAATGTTTCTGTATTCTACATTTTCAATGAATCGAGCTAGAGTATTTTGCATAATTCCTTATACTGTTCTACTGTCATGTTGTTTGCTTTAATGATAGTGTCATCTGATGGATGAGCCGTCATGTTATTAAATGTATCTATGAGACCAAGCTTGAGCATAGCTTCTTGTCTACCAAACGGGTGATCTTTAATACGACATGATGACCATACACTATCAAAGTCAAGATGATCGTAGTCGCATCCAGGTCTAACATAGTTTTCTACCCAACGGATGAAGTCGCAGCACACGTCTTCTGCATTGTAAGGATATGCACCAGTATCTCTATAGATCCGTTCCATAACTAGATCTAAGAATTGTTCTTGCTTCATCTTAGTTGATGGTTTAGCAAGATAAGAGATACACTCTACTGCATTTGTACCGTAGTAGAACGGTGAAGTCTTATCTACATACGTTGGATACCAATCTGCAATATCTGCAACTACTGCTGCATATTGGAAGTGGTACTGTCTTAGGTTATTCTTAACATTCCAATCTAACATGAATGAGCCGATCTCTCTTAATGATCGTTCACCACCAGATTCTAAATATTCTGCAAGTTCTCTTGCTAATCGTGGTGCATACTCTGATAGGTAATAATCTCCACCACGTTTATATCTTGAGCCAGCTGGTGGTTTTGGAAAAGCTGGGAACTGATATCCAACAGAAGTGTAGAAGGAGTATGGATAGTTGTTCACCATCTCGACCATGTCTTCAATAGTTTTACAGTTATGTAACGAGAATAGTAAGGTATTATGGTACCCACTAGGTTTTGTAGAATAGTTGATCGCAGAACCACACACACGATGTAGGATGAAGATATACAGCCATTCGGGCAGTTTAAAGTCTGAATGCTTGCCTGTCCAGTTTTTAGCTACTGTATCACGTTGATGAGTGATCTTACCAGCTTCCATCTTTTTCCAATAAGGATGCTGTTCTGTCCAGCCATAAAAGCAATCATTAACTATCTGAGAGAATCCTGCATACTTGCGTTCAACCACATCGTATAGTTCTACATGATGTAGTAGATCATCATTCATGTCTGACTGTGCATGCGGTATCATGCCGTATGGTGGTGCAAGAGATACGTTACACTTTTCTTGCTGATCCTTTGCAAGGTTAAAGTATCGGATGTACTCATCATAATATTTTGTTGTCTCAATCATTCAAGTAGTCTCTTAATCTCTTTAACATCTGCTCTTCATATTTAGGGTCATTTAAGTTTCTATTGCGTGGAGACGGATGATCTATCTTATAGTGCGGTATGTTATACTTCTTACATACACGCTCTACAAATCCACCTAATGCTATGATCTTTTTTCTACCATGTGTTACAGTATATAGCTTTTTATATTGTACATCTTTTATATCATAACTGTTGATCTTATCTGATATCACGTTATGAAATGCAAATGCATGTACGTCTACAACTTCTAACCATTTACTCAGACGTGCAAACGTCCCATTCTTAAACGGTTTAGTTTTAGAGGAGGGACATTGGCCTAAGATCAATATATCATTAGAGGTCTTGTGACCTTCAATGAAGTCTGGAACTGATTTCATAATATAATTATATCCCGTATGGGATTAAAAGTACAATTATTGCGCTTTAAATGCTGCGTCGTTTGCACCAGCAATAACGATACCAGAACCAAAGATTCTGTTATACTCGTCTGCTAAGTCTTGTTTTGGATAACTTGTGCTTGCGATCGCTGAGTGGTTTAATGAGATAGAACCATCAGCATAAGGCATGAATGGCGCAAAGCCTACTGACATTGCTCCTTCTTTTGCTTGTCTATAAATCAATAAGACTGCGTCTTTAATGACCATAGCACCTTCACCAGATGTGATCTGTGTACAAAGGATCTCTTCGCTGCTTGTTAATTTGATTAAAATAATTTTAGTGTCCGCCATCGTACTCATCCTTTAATAATGTAAATTCAATAAAATCTGCTGCTTGCTCTAAATTACCAAAGTGTTTCACAAAAAATTTATCAATGTCCATAAGATGATTACCTACGACTACGACACTCATGTTTTTAAGTACTGAAACCTTCAGTTGATAGTTTCCTCTCCGCAAAAACGGATAAGAGACTAAATCTTTTGTCAATTCATTCTTCATCATATATTTATGAGAGGGGAGATTGCTCTCCCCAACCCTTTAACTATCTTCTTCTACTAATAACTCTTTTTGTTTAGTTACTAATGTCAAATCATCTATGATCTCAATGTTACGAGGTTTCTTAGAGTCTGGAATAACATTCTCAAGAGCAATACGTAAGACACCATTTTGAAACTCAGCTGAGCCGACAACTTCTACGGTGTCAGCAAGCTTGATAGCCTTAACAAATGATCTTGTACCGATACCCTTGTGCAGATACTGTACTTCGGCATCATCAGGAATCTTTTGTCCTTTGATCTCAAGTAGCCCATCTTTAAGGGTGATAGTTACCTCTTGTTTATTAAAGCCTGCGATTGCCAATTCTACGATGTAGTTGTAATCGTCTACTTTAATAATGTTGTGAGGTGGGAATGTTGATGTTGGTGTTTGAGCATGCATTAAAGCGTCTAGCTCATTGATGATGTTGTCAAAACCAACTGATGATGGCCAGATAGGGCCAAATGATACGTTTGTTGTTCGCATTTATTTTCTCCTTAATTAAGCGAGTTTAACAAAATTACCTACCCCGAAGGCATAGGCGGTTAGTGAGTAAGCAGCCCATCCTGCTTTCGCTTACTGCGGAGGCGGAGATTTGTCAGGTCCGCCAATCTTATTTATAATCCGTCGGATTATCTTTTTAAACTTTTGTAAACGGGTAAGTGGAGGTGGAGGGCATCCTATGCCACATACTCTATCCCATTCCCTTTGAGTATACTTAGGCTGCGTCATCTATGATATCTTGTAATGCTTGATTGATTGGCTTGTAACCGTAATAGTGTAGCTTCTCAGATTTACGATCTAGGAAGTCTCGTCTCTTTTCTATGTCTCTTGCTCTATAAGCGGCTTCAATAATCATAGTATAACGATTACGCTCTCGCGTCTTTTCATGAGCTGTTAGTACTGCTGCGATGTCTATTCTTGGTAAATCAGCCTTCTTTTTGATGTGTTGCACACCATTCTCCTCCATAATAACGTTCAAGTTTACCTTCATTATTAAGTCTTTGATCACCATCTTTAGGGGTGTCAAGCTTAACCGACCAATCTATAGCATCAAACCCTTTATCAAATGCCTTTGAACTTGACTTAGATAAGATACTGTCTCCAGTAATATCATTTTTACTAACCATTATTTAGGCAACTTATCTTTTTTAGGTCTGCCTTTTGATTCTTTTTTCTTATCGCGGTTACCCATAATATTCTCCTTAATATAATTTTTTAGGTGGTTGAGTAGATGCTACCTTTTTCAACCAACGTTTCTTCGCTTGACTCTTAGCTTTTTTACGAGCAGTGCATGGCTTTTCATATTCCATACGTTCTCTTAATTCGATTAATAATCCAGAATCTTCTACTTTGTTTCTGAACTTACGGAATGCTTTTTCAAATTGACCTTCAGGTACGTCTACTGATAAACCTTGCCGATCTTCAGGTTTTGGTTTAAATCTTTTTTTAAACTCAGCCATTAATTATGCACCATCCATTTTGTTTAGTAATCTTCTCATGTTACTTCTCCTATTCATAACCCATTGTACCATATTTATTAATTAATGTACATAGCCCTGGGGCATTAAATTGTAACAAACCTTGTCCTGCATGGGTTACAAGATAGCCCGTTTGTCCCGCATTTTAAATCCTTTTTGAAGGACAAACTACTTCTTTTTATATGGACCGCGCTTCTTACCCAGCTGTGCTTTACTTACACTATTTGCTATCTTTTTCTTTGTATCTTCTGAATGCCAAGGTTGTCCATTAGACTTCCTAGATTCAGCATTATTTTTAGCGTGCTCAGCTGTTCTAACTTTACCTTTATGAGCTATAGATCTTTTACGATTAATCTCTGCCCATTTTTCTGGATCAGCTAACCATCTTTCAGTTCTTTTTTCACAAGATTCTTTCATTTTAATAATAGATTTTTCTGAATGTTTAAAGCCTTTCATAGCATTACTTCTAGCTAATTGCTGTGCTTCGTAATTTGTCATTTGTCCAGATAAAGCTTGCCAAGCACAATAATCTTGCCATAAACCATATTCTTCGTATAACTTCTTATGAGCTTCAGCATGTTCTTCTACGGTTAGCTCAATAAGATTGGAAGGATCGTCTGATCCTCCAGCATGTTTGGGTACTATATGATGTTTATGTTTCATATAGTTATTTATACTAAATGTTATTTCAAAACCTAAATTGATAAAAATAAAAAGGGCCGAAGCCCTTTTTATCTATTTCGATTTTTAATTTCTAGTAGAAACAAACAATTACTTGTTCATTACATACATAGTAACTTCAACATTATGTTAACGGTAGGCTCTTTATCCATACCTTCAATATGTTTCCATATTGTTCAGACTATATCATCAAGAGATAAATCTCTTGTTGGGCGCTCTTGTCAGCCTCATCACTGGTCTAGTGGTACGCTGTTAGTCGTTGAACCTTCTAAATATTCCTACTTAGCTTGGCTGCTGATTGTCTTTAACTTAATAATAAGAGTTTCCAGCAATTCACCCAATTTTATTTGGACTTAAAACGTTAATCCAAAGCGCATTTCAGTAGCAGCTGGTTTTGTCCACATAGTAGTTCTCCTTTGTTTATAAAATATTACGTTTATAAACTCATGTCAGTAGAGATATCAATAAAGATAAAGGTCTACCTTGAGGCCTATACAACTTGTACAATTTTTCAATCATACAAATACATTATACCATGATTATGATTTAATGTACATAACTACTTATACACCAACTACCTAAAAGCGACTAGTTAAAAGTATTAAAGATAACTAGTACAGGGACTATTCTTTAGGTGTTCTTTTGATACCACCGATATTATACTTAGGCACCAATTCCCACTCAGACTTTTCTTTATATGATACGACTTTGATCTGAGACAACGATGCCTTTGGTTCTGCCTTTGATTTATCAAGGATCTTCAGTAAACCCCAGTCTTGAAGGAGTTCTGCAATAACATTGCGACGCTCGATGTCTGACATAGAGATATCTGATTCCTTGCCATCAAGGGCAAACAATTCTTTAAAGTGTACTATGAAGTACTTACCTTGTTTATGTAAAATATGACATGACTGGAATAGCTTCTTATCTTTTCGTGAAGCGATACCGATGCGGGTTAGAGTTTCTCTGACTTTGAGGAAATTATCTGGTTCTATCAAGTCAACTTCTAACATTGCATCTGGTGTCCAATCATAGTACACCATTGCTATAGACATTATAAAATCACTTTCTTTATTAATTCATTATATATTTATAAGACTATTAGTTTCTACCGCCCTTTTCATAGGCCTCTTGGAGTTCTATAAGCTGCTTTGGGGATAGGATATTTAAGACTTCATATGCTCGCTTTTCAGAATACTTGTAATGCTTCATGACCAGTTTAAGCTGCTCAGTGGTTGCATCCCTTTTATGCCACTTGGAGAATCGCTTCTTCTTTGTGATAGAGTTCTTAAGGAATTCAAACTGCCACTGGGTAGGGATCTGGACATGCATGTTCATCTCATTAGCATATAACACGGTATCAGGGAAGAACGATAGGCCACGATTAATCATAAAAGGAGTATAGTCCTTTGATGCCTGCGGATCTTGGAATAGATCCTTCTTATTATCGTTTATTGCATTTAGGAAATCAAACGGGGTCATTGAAGTCTACTTCTTTCACATTTGTTGGCTTTGCCATGAATGATGTATTTGGATACTTCTTACGTAAGTATTCAACCATCTCGTCTTTACTATTGCCGTATCCTAAGAATGAGTTATCTTTTCTATCATATGCATATACTCTATCTTTGATCTTGACTAGATCTATGTCTACGACTTTTATTTCAGGTTTTGGTAATGGACTATCAATTATACTTCCAAGCATCATCTTCATCTTATAGTTAATTAGTACTCTAAGCATGAACCAACCACTTGCAAACCCTATGATGATACCTAATATGATTAGTCCCATTATTTCCCTTCGAATGGTGGTGTACCGCCGTTTTTAATATATTCATCATAACCACGCATCTTAAGCGTATGAATATTGATAGCTGTTTCACGAATGTTATCCATCTTGTCTCCAGCTGGATTCATCTGGACAAAACCACGTTCTACTAAGTATGTTGCTTTGTCCCAATCATCAGAGTCATACTCTCTATTTTTTACTTCATCTTGCAAGATGACATTACCTCCGTTAGCGCAGCCATGAGGTTAAGTTCATGATCTGCAACGAACGCAGCCTTATATTGATAGTCAGCTAGGATCAGTACCAACTGTGGGATACTTGCAGATTCCATATTTTCTGACGCTGTATTATAAAGTTGCTTAAATATATTTATAGTTTCTGAGTCTCCATTCTTGGCTACCCACTTACGAACTTCAGTGAAGTTCTTTTCTTTCATGTTCTTAAGTAGTTCTTTGAATGAATCCTCAGTCATGTTGACAAGGATGCCAGCATCGATCTTACCTGATACTGAATAACGTTGTAACTCGTTTAGTACACGTCTCCAATCTGGAAAGTGTTTGGTGACCAGCTCTGCTACCACCTTTTGATCAGCTTCAATGTTCTCGGCTTTAAGGATACCCATGGTACGTTTAAAGAACGATGCTGCAATCTCTTGCTTCTCAGCGTTCTCGATCTTGAAGTCAATCACACTACATCTTGAGTGGAGTGGTTCAATGATACGGTTTTTATAGTTACATGTAAAGATGAAACGACAGTTGTTAGAGAACTCTTCGATGAAGGCTCTAAGTGCTGGTTGTGTTGAGTTTGGATTTAGATAGTCTGCTTCGTCTAGTATAATAACCTTCTTTGAGTCAGTCAACGATACTGTCGAGGCAAATGATTTGATCTTGGTTCGAAGGACATCGATACCAGATTCTTCGGATCCGTTTATGAGAAGATACTCGGCTCCGATCTCGTTACATAATGCTTTGGCAACTGTGGTCTTACCCACACCTGCTGTACCACAAAATAAGAAGTTTGGCAGTTCACCTGTTTGGACGAACTGCTTAAATGTTTCTTTTAAGTTTTTCGGTAAAATACACTCTTCAATTTTTTGAGGACGATACTTCTCAACCCACAAATATTCCATAATAACTCCATAATATAATTAAGCTTCAAATGTTGAATCAGCTTCAATAGCTACATAATACACTAGATCACCAGCGCCTTTAAAGCGTGAGATCTTTTTAGATGAGATAGAAACATCATAGTCACCTGGTACCATCTTAAGGTTGTCAATCTTTAAGTTAACTTTAAACACAGAAGTCGTAGTGCCTAAGGTATATGTGTAAGCATTAGACGTTGCATTCTTCTTATCACCAACTACTACATTAATGGTTGATCCATCACCTAACAGTGCTACGTCTGTAGACTTAAGGATTGGCGCAGTCTTAAGGATCATGGCTAATACGTTTGCTTCTAATTTGAAGTTGATCTCTGCATCAGGGAATATGATCTCTTTCTTAGGTACAACGATAGAGTTTGGTGCTGCAGCAAAGTACTTGATGCTGCTGTTACCTTGTTTAATTGCCACTGTTTTCTCTGAGAACTCAAGATCTGGATCCTCGAATAATGATAGCACAGCAAGAAACTCGTTCACATCATAGATGCCGAATTCATTGGGGAATGTTTCAGCGACAGTACATGATGACATGATAGTGTTACTTACTGCGATTGTAGATAGTACATTGCCTGGTTTAAATAACAAGTTGTTATTAATCGAAGCATAATTTTTAATTAGTGCCAGTGTTTCTTTACTTAGTTTCATTATATTTTCCTTCATCAAGATCTAACATAAACATTAAACAACAAATCGCATGAGCTATATGATTGACTCCTGTTTCAGGATCATACATTTCACCTTCTTTATATGCCCACAGGTGTCTCTGTGCTGCATCAAAATACCTACGATGGCCATCTGGTACTCTGCGCCAATTATCAGGCTCATACTTCTCTGCACCAAATGTCAATACTTTTACCGTCTCGCGTAAAGCAAGAGGAGGCAATAAACCATATTGTAGTTTACCACCATCAAACTTACGTCCACCTTTGTGGTCTTTACTCTGCGAAATCTTTAATTCGTCTTTAGTCATCGTATCTCCTCTGTTTAGAACTCTTAGTTAAGAACTCTAAAGAGAGGAGGCATTGCGCCTCCTCGTGCTGACTTACTAGAGTTGATACTCTTAGAATGCTGAAGCACCTAATACTGCGTAAGCTGCAGCAATCATTTTACGTGATGGTGTGCCTAATGTGTAGCGAACTGTTGGTTCACCGTTCCACATTTTGCCAGAGTTTGCATAAACTGCATAACCCTTCATACGTAATTGACGAACTGCTTCATGCGGGTTAGCAAGACCAAATCGTGCAGTGATTTGTTTAGCAGTTACTGTTTTACCTGATTTAAGGTATTTGATTAATGATGATGTTGCTGACATACTATTACTCCTTGAATATGCGACATTACGGGAAATGCGGATAAGATCGTCGCTTGTCTTACCAGATACTGAACCATTATACACTAATGGTGAATTAAAGTTAAATAATTTTTTGATAGTTTTTGTTATAGTCATAATATATTACGGTTTTAAGCCGTATTCCTTGATCACGTTATTTAATAATGGTGAGAACTTTGTTAAGTCCACCACCGCTTCTACTTTTCCACTGTGAAAATCTTCCAATTCCGAGTCAGTGGGCCTCGGAAATCCATAAACACCTTTAATCTTTTTGTTTTCTGGTTTAATCAACCAGTTTGGATAACCTAACTTAGGCGATCCAGCATTCCTTGTTTGAAGCATCTCATCATGATAAAACTTCATATCGTCTAACGTTATATCTTCAAAGTCGTGGTCGAACCTACTCATTACATAGACCACGTATTGCTTTTGTGTTGGCTTTAACTCTGCAAATCTCATGGTGTTACCGTTTGTCCTGCTGTCGCAGCGTTATAAGCATCGGTTATTGTGTAAGCTGCAGCATCGCTAGCATTCACCGGATCCGCTACAACCTCAGGTGCTGGGTTTGCAATCTTATCGAATACATCCATGAATGCAGCTTTGGTTTGCGGATCGAAACGATTACAGCATAACTCGATTGCTTTCTCCTTCTTTTTGAAGATTGAGAATGCTCGTACGATATGAGTCATACGACGTGTTGTGATAGTCTCGTCTACACCACCGTCTTCGAATGTACGACGGATAGCGTCAGCCCATTTAATAAGGGTGTCTGCAAAATCTTGGTCTTCGCATTCATAATGCTTCATAAGGTTTTTAACGATCTTCATTTCAGTCGCTGCGTTAGGATATTCTTGTTCGAATGTCACTGCGAAACGCTCTAAGAATGCTTCGTTAAGTACGTTTGTACCGATATATCGGCCATCGTCTGAACCTTTACCTTTAGTGTTAGCTGTAGCAATGATGTTAAAGCCAGCAGCTGGAACGATTACCTCGTTCTTAAGTTTAAAGTAATAAGGCTTGCCTTCTAAGATTGGTTGTAGACACAATAGTGTGTTAGCTGAACCAGCATCGACTTCGTCAAGCAATAATGTATAACCATTACGCATCGCGATTAGCACAGGACCTTCCACGATCTCTACGTTACCATCTTGAAGAGTCTTAGCACCAATTAGTTGCTCTTCGTCAGACATCATGTTAAGGTTAACACGAATGAGTGGCTTATTAAACTTAGCACAGATCTGCTCG